AGGCTCTACCTTCACTTTTCCAGTTCTCAAATAACCTCTTCTTCTTCCAACCAAATTGTCTGTCATAATTGTTTCCATGCTGCTACGTATTTAAAAATTAATTAAGCCAGAACTGATGGACGAATAGTTGCACAACGAGTAGGATCTTTTACCATGATGCCTCCAACGAATCCTCTGTGGACAGTATAACCATCTTTACCAGTTGACATGAATCGTTTTGGCAGATTAGGTTGAAATGGATCACGTAATCCAGGTTCCATACCCATGATATCTTCTCCACCTTCCTGATAGACAGGACGGATATTGTCTTCTCCACCTACTTTACCAACATTGAGGATCTGATACTCATATGATTTTGCAACACCTTTACCAGATGGATGCATAATCTTATTACGTTCCTTATCATCAAATGCCGGATCAACAAGCACACTTACTACACTACCATCTGGTCCGGAATATTCAACGAAATTATCTTTAAATCCAAACCCGTTACCAGTCTGATAAAAAGGAGTGTTGACTGCAAGTGGAGTATATAACATGGTATAATCCCTTATTGCCAGGTGCCATGCATATGCTCCCCATTTACCGGTACGCATAACAACCTTACGTGTCTCACCATAACCTTTTTCATTATCAGTAAGGTCCATGATATGTTCAGTAAGCCATCTGATATCAAGTTCATAACCATTGTAGTATGACATATTAGATGCTTCGATCTGTTGTTCAAGACCTGCACCCTGCTCAATTGTGAAACCAGAAATATCTTTCTGTAAAAATTTACCATCATCAGTCCTGTTCAGTGTTGCAAAGTTTAATAGTTTATCCTTTGCATCCTGAAACTGTTGTTCTAATTCCCAGTCTGCATACTGTGTCCATGTAGTGAAATATTGTTTTTTGCCATTCTCATCTTTTGCTGGCCATGAGAAAGCTATAGGACGTGAGATCATATTACCAGGGAAAGTATTCTCCATTCTTATCATTGAGAAGACGTTCCTCATTGCAAATGGACTGGTATAGTTAGGTGTACCTCCTTTAACAGAAAGGGTCTTACTAACTATTGACCATTCCTTACTGAATTTCTTACCAGCAACAAGTTCTTCATATGGTATATAAAGAGTCTGGTCACCAGTGAATAATTCGCAGTTATATGCCCAAAATCCTGCACCATAAGGTTCAGGTATGCCCGTGATATGAATTGGATAGACTGAGTTCTTTTCACCAACTATGATGTTAGTGTCAGAGAAGTACCTCTCAGGAAATACAAGTGTGAACCTACTACCGGCTAATCCTGTCTTCGATGTCACTGCTACTGCAGATCCATTAACGATACATGATACCAGTGGTACGTTCTTCCTTGAGTCTCCCTGTAAGTGCCAACGGAAGTCAGCATCTGTCTTACAATAGAAAGGTGTGAATTGTTTCAAAATCATGCCAAAGTTCATCCCTTTGTTTGCACGATATAGTAATGTAACCAGATTAGATGTCTCAGTCGGTTTCTCCATGTACAATGCACCAAGATGGTTCGTTGTAACAAGTCCACTGAAATCTTTCGGTTCATACTCCTGTAGTGGTGATATAAGTTTCATAAGAATTTAATTTACATGAATTGTGGAAAAATAATTTTCGATTTTGTTTTGCTGCCTTCCTCTTCCTCTTTATGGAATGATACTCCTTTGCCTGATATAGCTGCTTCCTCTTTTAGTTTATTAGATAACTTCTCAGCTGCTGATGAAGTTACTTTCTTTACTAATTTTGTCAGATCAGCTTTTGCATCAAATAATCCTAAGTTTATAAAATAGTTTAACTTAAGATCAAAGAGTACCTTATCTTCCATACGTTTCTTATTGATAAGGTTAATTGGTGTCTTACGTCCATTAATGATTTTCTCCTCTACAGGTTTGGTCATTAACTCATTCAGCTTAGTCTTTTCATTAGCACTAATCTTAATACCTGGTAAGATCTCATCAATCTTTTCAATAGTAGTCGATATCTCTTTCTTGAGGTCAGCATCTCTTTTGTCAGCATCTAACTGTGATGCCTTTGCTGATTGGATCTGTGTCTCCTTCTGTTCAGCAATATAACTGTTGATATTGTCCCGTGACTCTTTTGCATCTTCAAACAATGTCTCATTCTCTTCTGAAGCCTTAATAGATCTCTGTACCTGAGTATCAGATAATCCTTTCAACCTAAGATCCTGAATAATTATTTGCTTCTGCATCTCTACATCATCCGACAATACTTCGTCTGTTACTTTTGAATATGCATCTTCTAATTTGAAATGATGTTCTACCTGTTCTTCCGGAATACCTATTTCAATCATATCAAGGAATTCCTTCTGCCTATCGGTAAGCGAATTCAAATATTCATTGCGACCTTCCTCTATATACTTCTTCTGTGCATCAAGGAATAGTTGCATACCTTCTTTGAATGGTTTACCTTTAAGGCTTTCAAGATCAAGGGTAGGGAGGATGCCTTCTTCATGAAGTGTAGCAGCATGGAGATAAAGTGGTGAATCTTCTTTTATTATTACATCCTCTCCCCCTTTATCCTGTTTTGAAGATCCTTCTTCTAACTCATCACTCTTCTCTTTATGCTCTCCAGCTGCTTTCTGTATCTCTTCTGGTGTATCAGGTATCGCTATCTTCTGTGATAGGAACTCTTCACCTTTATTATTCTGTTTACCAGGACCAGTGTCCTTTTCTTCCTGTGCCTTACTCTGTGATCCACCAAGATCAGGTAAGACTAAACCAAGACCCTGTTCTATGGACTCAATATTTAATCCACCAAACTGTCCTGATTGATTTTCTTTTGACATACTGCTACTTTTTAGTTAAACAATTTTACAACTTTTAAATGTTACACAAAAACTTATTCACCACTATATCTTTTATTTTAAATATTTCTTAATACAATAATTACTATTATGCAACCTTCTTCTTATTACCTTGTGCCATCTCCTTATTAAACCTATCTCTCTCATCTATTAACTTCCTGTTGAAGTTCTCATTCTCTGATTTAAGTTTATCAAGTTCATTCATTAGTTTCTGTTTGGATATATCAATATCTTTCTCTATACGTGACCGTTCTACATCATTATTAGAGTCTGTCTTATATCGTATACCTTCCAGATCCATCTGTTTAAGTATGATATCATTCTCCAGTTTACGTAATTCAATCTCAGTAGTCTGCTGGAACTTCATCTGATCCCATTTGATCTGCATCTCTACTGCACTCTGTTTAGCCTGTTGTGCATTCTCCTGTTCAAGTTGATGTTCTGATAGTCTTGATTCTTCTGCTTCTTCCAGTTTACGTCCTACAGCTGGTATACTCTTAGCCTTCATCACTTCAAATATATCCTTAAACTTAACAGAATCATTCTGTAAGGCTGCATGAGCATACTCCCTGATATACTGAAACAGTTCAGCATCATCTTTACCATCACTCATATATAATCCATAGGCTGTCTCACTTAACATCTTACCATTAACTTTAAGTACTTTGCCTATTAATCCATCATCCATGATATTAAGAGCAAAGTTCTGATCCTTGTAACAATGTTTGGCTGTCTCAAGATTCAGTTCAAGTAACCTTAACTTAGTGTTATCATGTATATAGAAGTATGGTTCAGTAATAAACGATGACTGTTGAAGGGATTTATTTATGCCACCAAGTGTTTCTCTGTTCTGCATAGCACCTTCACGCTGTTGTGATATACCAGTTATCTCATTTATCTCATTCTTTATATACCTGGCAAACTCAAGGTTAGCCTGTATGACCTGTGAAGCATCAAGATTCATTGTTGATGGTGCCCTATTATTAATGTTATTGAGTAGTTTACCCATTGCAGCACCTTCATTACCTGTCTTGAATGAGTCAGTAATGAACCATCCATTCATCTCAGCATACATCATCCATATATCCGGTTCCCATCCTTCAGGTATACGTGCCAAATCTAGCTCAGCAAGGATACCTTTGTTACGTGCACTAGCCATCTCAGCACGTGTCATAGTTATATTATACAGATATTTATATGGACGTATACGATCAACAAGAGAATATGCTTTATCTCCTATAGTATAAATAGTGCCTACATATGGAGGCATGATATGTGAAGGGTTAGTAAAGGTCATTCCTAACCGTGGTAACCTCTCCATCTTAACAAAGTCTTCTGTCCCTATCCTATATCCCTGCCACCATTCTGTTATCCATTCCCATTTGATCTTCTCTCCTAGAGTAACATTGATCTTATAGTCCTCAGATACGTAATCATGTAACTCTTCTCCATCTTCATAGTATGTAAGGTTGCCTACTTTGACCTTTGATTGCCATACAACACGTGTTACACGTATGTTACCATTATCATCAAACCCACCTTTATAGTATGATAGGTCTTTTGAACTGAGTGGAACAAGTTGTGTGCCTACCTGCATAGCATATTCATGTGATAGATTCATAGGACCAGATAACATGATGTTCTCACCAAGCCTATTATTATATGATCCTTCATCAAACTTCTTAACCTGGTCCTCTGTTAGTTCATCATAGAATAGATCCGTAACACTTCCAAGAGACATATAGTTATCTTCAACGATAATCATACTATCTTCTATATAGTTACTATCTCCATTACCGAATACTGATATGGTACGTGGTTTAACCTTCCTATTCTTAGGTACTCCATGGAATATATCACAGGCATATATCTCTTCTGCAACTGTTACTATATCATAAAATGCATCGGTACATAGATAAGATATCTTTTGTGTGTTCCAAAGGTTCTGTAATAGTCTTGTACCCATCTCTTCCCTCTCATCCAGGTAATCATAGTTATAGTATTTCTTCATCTTCTGAAGATCACTCTTAACTTGTATCTCAGAGAAAGCAGGTTTATCTAATTGATTGACTATATAAGTCTTTAATTCACTATGTTCTTTCTCTTCTTTCTGTATGACTACATGATCATTCGTTGCTCGTAGGTACCAATTAAAAGGACGTGATAACTCTTCTCCTTTTAACACGTCCAGTTTAACAAGTTCTATTGGGTAGTTTTGAATCTTTGCAGGAAAATTAACTCCCTTCAGGTTGAGAGGATTAAGTGACCGGTCCAGATCCTTCTGATCAAACTTACCTGATACCAGATTATAGTTCAGATCCATCTCTGATTTAGTCTTACGTATCTTACCTGGATCATAATCTGATAATGTGATACCTGCCATCACATTTTCCTTTGCCCACTCTTCAGTTTTTTCTGTCCTTGAAAGTTTTTGTCGTGGGAAATTAAATATATATGTAGACATATACTCAGAATTAATGTTTGCAAATTATACTATAATAATATTATATCAAAATTATTTATTCTCTTGTGGTTTTATATTGAACATATTATTTATACTGTTATTATTTTTTCTTTCGTTAAGTTTTATTAATGGATTATTAGCAAAGAATGGATGTAATGATTTAGTCTCTGGTTTATCAAACACTGGTTTATGTTGCCATCTATCTTCGTGAAGGATAAGAAGATAGATCAATGATAGTACCCTATCAAAGTTACCCTTGTAATTATAATATATCAACTCATCCAGTAATGGAACACTCTTTATCTTATGTAGATTAAGTATACCTGTTCCTGGTTCTGCTTCTCTCATCAAGTATTCAAGTATCAATTCCAAACCATATTTAATAATAGGTGTGGTACCAGGTGTTCCTTTGCCTCTTGATAGTACTCTCTTATCATCTATCTTATCTTTTATTATATCCGGTGTATCACATAACATATGTTCTGCATGCATCTTCTTCATATAACTATGTAGTCCTTTCAAGTTGTTCTCAAAGTTCTGTATAGCATTATAATACATCAATAGATACATATTGGTATTATAGAACATTGATGCTGTAGCCGGTCTACCAGTATATTCAGCTACTAATCGTTCCGTTACCCTGCTCATTATCCATGTCGATCCAAGAGACTCTGTTGTAGCCTGATCATGATCATAGTTATCATTGCCTGATATATACATACCATATGGTATAGTACCATCTTTGTTTCTTACCGGTGGTTCATAGATAACAATACATCCATTTATATTAACAAGATCATTATGTGGATAGTGATCTATAGGTATTGCAGCAGGATCATTCTTCCATTCTATCTTACCTGTCTCCGGATCAGGAGATAGTGTACCTATCCATGATCCTTTTAATATACTATCCTGGTGTGATAATAGATATGCCTTCTGTTGCTTGAGTAGATCAATAGGAAAGATGTTACTACCTATCTGCATGAGTGCCTCAGATGGTTTGATAGGTGCCTCTGCACAATATCTCAGATGCATCTCTCTGTTCTTAGTATCCTGCAGATGCCTCTCTCTATCCTTTGCTATATAAGTAAGTGCAATCTCCTTATGTGAGTTACCATATTTATCTGTTGCTATCTCATGATTATTCTGTTCTCCAATAAATAATGCTGTCTCATCATATCCTAGTTCAGGTTCAAATGTATTCTTTATCATATGGACCCTATATCCTTTACCTCTGGTATATAATTGTTCCAATCCTAATAGATCTGATATATCTGATCCACCGGTACCAAGAGCAAACATGAGACCAAAGGTTAACCTACCTTGTGCCATTGACTTGAGTGATATGTTCCATGACTGTAATAGATCAGGAAATGTACCAGCCTCTTCCCATATGATTAACTTACCACGTTTTCCTCTTCCTTTATCTGGATTGGCTTTAAAAGATAACCCCATTATCTCACTACCAAACCCAAGTTCCGACATGATACCATTATGCATCTTCATATATGATGCTCTCTTATGCATCATAGTATCTACTTTACTCTTACGTTTACCCCATGGTGTATTGACTTCTATATGTCCCATTCCATCCCATGCCTTAGTAAGTATACCATCACTGGTAAGATACTCCTTCTCTGAGGCAAAAGCATATGATTTGGAACGTGGTATGAGATAGAAGTTACGATCAAGCATTGAAGCACATTCATATGATAGTCCTCTACCTCTTGTTTTTAATAGTGCACCATGTTCACCAGATTGTTCTGCTTCTTCCAGATACCAGAAGGTATCATAACTACTATCCCAAAAATCTGGAAAGTCTGTCTGTCTCTCTGCCTGTATATTATAATAATCTTCTTCTGTAGGTACTTGTAATAGAAATGAATCTTTATCCTTCTTATTTTTCTCGTTTATACTATATTGAAGTGCAGTCTCTGGAAGGATATATTTATTCTGTTTATCATCAATATCCATCTTAACTGCTTTCTCAATAGGAAAGTAATTAAGATACCAATAGAAGTAACCTGGTATCTCATCACGACCAATATTATATCCATAGAGACATCTTCTTGCTTCCTCTACCCAAAACTTATACCATTGACTATTAGGAGATAGGTTGATAGGATGTCTTGTATAGCATCCAAACTCTTTGAAGTGTTGAGCACCTACAGTAAATTCTGAAGTATTATAATGTGGTTCCTTTTTATAGAGACCAAGTTTATTCTCTTTTAGTTCAAGTATCTTCATACTTTATTATTACCTATCCATTTAGCTGATTCAGGATCCTCAAAAGCATTGACATGACCACCACCACGTATCTTCATCTCTTCCTCTTCATCAAATACTTTCTTTTCCCATTTCTCTATACTCTCCAATGTCTCTTCCAGTTTACCCATAGTCTTTACTATCTCATTGATTGATATGAATGGATTAAGATATGTCTCATCAAAGGTACCATCCTCTTTCTTATTCCTCTTCTTATCTCTTATCTGTACTGAATCAAGATAATCAATTACACTATTCACTCTCTGTCTCATTGATATAAGGTATCGCATTGATGGTGTCTCCTGTAATGACCTGTACTTCTTTATG